CCCGTAGCGACAACTGGGTCTACGGATATTTCTAGTAGGTCTTGACCCCAAGGAGTCTGACCCCAAGCTCCTGCTCCCCAACCTGCGTATAGGGTAGAAGATGCCATAACATTACGCTACACGAATAATAGCGTTAGAAGCGTCAGCAGTTGGGAACTGAATTGTAAAATCACCTGAAGTAGAGATTTTATCGGACCCAAAATCCAACACTGCAATAGCAGGGTCGCCTGCACCATCAGCCTTATAGACAAGTGCGCCACGTGCAGTAATAGTAGAAGCTGACCATGTTACGTCAGAAAAATCTAAATATGCGGTAGTACCAGACGAAGTAGGGTTAGTTGAGATAGTCAACGTCTCACCACCTGTGGTATACCCACCGCCGCTAGCCACTTCATTAGTCGCTGAATACGCTGTAGTTGTCGCGCTTAATGTCGCTGATGATGTATATAATGCGATTTTGAACACTTGTGATGTATCAGAACTAAAGTCCATCTCACCACCAAGTAAAGCAATTTTAAATGATGTGCACATTGCCTGAGAGATTGCCATAATGTTTCCTCTTATTGTCCAGAACGGTACGCATCAGTACGTAACCGTGCGCCCTGTAATTCTAATAACGCTAATGATTGAGCGTAATGTTTCTCGTAGTTAGCAATAACATCAGGTTCACCTTTAAGGAACTTAATAGCCTCAACTAGTACACCGTTCAATAACGCTGTATCAAACTCTGAACCTAACCAAGTAGTACCCGCCGTAACGATAGACTCAGGATAATATTTGTAATGTATCTCTACACTATAATCTGAATCTGGGGTCGGACCTACAATAATACTATCTACATCAAACATACTATAATGTTTAGGTAATCCAGTAGAGGTAGGTGTAGGATACGCCTCGCGGATAAAGTTAACGTCTTTGTTCAATAGGTAATTATATACCCCATCGCCATCTATAACAGCAATACTATAGGTAGATAAGAAATCACTAGGAGTGCTTAGGTATTTATTACTAGTAGTGAGTGTGCCTGTAGCATTCTTACGTAGCACAGGTAGGTCAACAGAGTTATAAATCTTCTGTTCGGCCTGTTGAGTAAACAACGCTAGTTGGTCATCTGTGAACGAGTTTTCACAAATATCCTCAATGTTAGTTTTTAATTCTGTATAATTCATGTCGTTTCAACCGTAACTGTGCCAACAAACACCGTACCTACTACAGGGGTAACAGGAGTAATAAGCGCTCTACTTTGCCCACGACTGGCATAATCAGGTCTAGGGTTGCGTACCGCTTGTGCGTCTATAACTTTAATATCGCCAATATGTAATTGTGGATGGTCAGGGTCCCAACATTCAGAACACGCCTTAATATTAGTATCTACACCCTTACGTATCAAGCTCTTAAGCTCTAACAGTTTATACTGAAACCCACATACATCGCACTCTGCGATAGTTTTTCTACCAAGTGCGTAACGTGCCATTAGTAACCTCGTACTCTAGGGACAAAACGCACACTGGCTTTTTCTCTATCTTCTTCAGCCGCGAGTCTAAATTGGTCTTCATATTCCTGCTTCAACACAGGTAAACGGGGTGCTAACTCAGGCTCTTTCATAGCAATATAATAAGCTAATCCTGCTACAAGACAGGGTAAAAATCTGAAGTTGATATCTGCTGTGTTGATACCAGTTCCTGCGTCTTGAATACGACGCATACGCCAGTAATACAACGTGTAAGTATCATTATTGGGGACGGGGTACACACTAACAGTAGGACGTTCTTGCCCTCTATCAATATATACTTGCACAGGTCTACCCTGTACTAACTTATTAGGTAACGATGCGTATGTACTGACACTAATGCGGTCAATCCGTAAATCAGACTGCTGTTGTCCAGCACCTGTACGTACACCTTGCTCTAATAAATCTATAGTATCCGCTGGTAAATCATATGTAACTGTACCTTGAGTAAGTGCTATAGAGCCTTCTTCAATAGTCCACATATTTAAACCACGGTTCTGCCACTCAATAGTTAGGATATTCATAGAACGACGTGCGGTACGTAAATCATACCCAGAACGCATTTCGCGTCCTGCTCTTTCCCACGCTTCTTCCGCTATCTCAGTGAAGTCCATGTTAAATGATGTTGTACCTGAAGTCGCCATTACTTGCCTCGTTTAACCCGTTTACGCTACCACCTGCTTTGTAGTAGCGTCTCATTAGTATTCCTTACAGGGAGTAGCGCCTTTGGTAGCACAGCCTATACCACGGACTTTACCGCCTTTATTATATTGGGGAGCTTTGCGTTTTCCACGTTTAGGTGTATCGCATCCACATTTAGTGGTCCCGCCTTTTTTGTATCCTTTTGTCGTACAATTAGCCATGTTAGCCCTCGATATAGTCACTGCTCACCATTCCTCTCCGTTATAAGAGATTCTGGAATCCGCTATTGGTCGCATAGACTACCTCATTAATACCAATTAACATTGGCCCCAGTATAGTCCATTTGGTTTTATCCGACCAATAAGCCGCGCTCATCTTACCTTTCTTGATATTCTTACCATGTCGGGCTTTGAATGAAGCGCGTTTCTTCTTCATCTTATCAGATTCACCAGATTTAGGTTTACCTGCTGTCTTAGCGCCTTGTTCACCAAAACGGATAACCTTCTCTTTCCCACCTTCACAAGCCTTAACAACATGTGATTTTTTAGGGTGAGAGGGGGTACGTTTAGGTTTATTACAAGCCATTTTAGACTTTTCTACCTTACCGCCACTTGCATAGTACCTACGCATGATAACGCCTAGCTATAAAATACAGTTACTGCATCAATATTAGTAGATGCAGAGATGTAAACATCAGAACAACGGACACCGTAATCAGGGATATTCACTGAGTGGGAATCTGAAGCAAGGAAGTCTAAATCTAGTAAAGTAGCGCCTCCATTACCATCGGTAATAGTTAAACGCCCTGCGCCACCATTGTTAGTCAAGACCTGAATCTGACGAATACGGGCGGGGCCTACGGCTAATGAGCCTGTAGCGGTAACACGTTTAGTTCTAATATCTGAAGACATTATTACTCTCCTTTCTTAGAGGCCGCTTTCTTTTTAGTAGGTGCTTTCTTAACTACCAACGGAGTACCGTCAGGGTTTAGACCACGAGCCGCCATTTCTTCTGCGCTAGCAGGTTTAAAACGATTACTCATAAATCACCTATGCCGCCGCAATAGTTGCGCCAGTATCAGAACGTTTCCAGTTAGTACCGTCAGAGAAAGCTAGGATAGCTGAACCTGCCGCACCGTTAGAAACATAAATGATAGTGCCTGCACCTGCCGAAGAAGCAGAAGGAGCGCTAGCTACTGTATAAGTTGGGAGTTCGATGTCGCCTTCAAAACCATTAGTTGAAGCAACAGGACCAGAGAATGTGGTTTTAGCCATGATATTTCCTCACATGCGAGTGTATGTAAACCTGTCTGCATGTCGTCCGTCGGGTCGGTCAGGTTTACGGGTTTTTCCCGAGATTGTACACAGTATAACAAGTATTATGTAAATAGTACAGAAAACAAAAAGCCCCCAATTAAGGAGGCTTTTATGGACACATATACTAGTGCTTATGCTAATACTTATTGCTTTTTCTAGCATTGGCAGAAAACGTGATTACCACTAAGTTATCTGGGACATGTAGTCCACATACCTTATCTCCTTTAAGAGGTAGGTCATGGTCTACTACATAACGAATACCAGTCTCTTTAGTCTTACGTGCGGCGTCTTCGTATTTAGCCCTAATCAACACCTTGTCCTCAGACGTTAGCCATTTTGGGGACGCTTGACGTAAACGCCTACGCCTGATATTCGTATCTATACGTACTTTATCCCTGTTATTCTCTTTCCATTTACGTTTATATTGCTTAACTTTATCTGGGTCCTGCGCTTTGGTTTTACGTTTTATTAATTCTTTATTCTTCTCGTAGTACCTCTTACCTGCCAGTTTTGCGGCTTCTGATTTGGGTTTACCTTTACGTACTTCGTTATCTTTTTTCCACCCTAACTCTCTACATATAACACAGGCTCCTTTAGTTATCCTAGGGGCTATATGCCCGTGTTTACAAGGTTTACCTGTGAAATATAACTCCGCACCTAGTTCTTTCGCTTCTTTTCTTGTTTTTGGTAATGTCGCTAAATCCATAATATACTCCGTAGTAGACTTGATACGGGTAATTATAGATAAGATAAAAGCGATGTCAATATTTAGGTAATAAAAAACCCGCTGAGTTAGCGGGTTTTATGTAAGTGCTTGATTTTACTAGGCTCCAGCGGAACCGTAGATACCAAGTGGGTCACTTACGCCGAACGAATAACGTTCCCTCGCTTTGTAGCGGCTGTTCCCCGTATCAAAGTCTCCATCCATACCTGTTTGCATAGGAGTACGAACAAAGTGCTTAAGACCATTTGGAACGTCAGTTAATAAGAACCATGCGTTAGTGTCAGTCAAGTAGTGGTTAACTGAGTGACCTTGTGGGATAGAACCGTTGCTACGAAGAGCATTTAAGTCGTTATCCGCAGTCGCCACACGGCCTTCAGTTTCTAACAAACGAGTTGCTACGAACTGTAGTGAAGGTGGAACAATTAACTTACGAGGACGAGATGCGATTAATAAACCACGTTCGTCAGTCCACTGAGAGATTGCGATAACAGCCGCTTCTAAAGAAGTTTCGTTAAGGTCAGCCGCTACAGCAGGAGCGTTAGCATTAACACCGCCAGATACTAATGGGTGGTCAGAAGCACATAGTGCTTTACCGTCGCCATAAGTAACGTTTGAGTCAAATGCATTGTTAAGGATAGAAGCCGCTTTAACTTGCTTGGTATACGCCATAGCACGAGCTAATGCTTTGGTATAACGTGCAGACAGAGAGTCATACAAGTTATCTTCAATCGCTTCTTCAGTGATTGAGAAACCCATTGCAATAGTTTCGTGGTTATAACGAGCAGTCCATGCTTCTTGTGCGTTATCATATTGGATAGCCGCACCTTCAGATTTAGTTGGAGCCGCACTAAAACCAGAAAGTTTAGTTTCTTCTTCAAAAGAACGGTCAGAAGTCTCTTGGTCAAAGATTTCTTTATGTTCTTCACCGTATTTGTTGTATTCCATACCGAACAAAGCGTTCAGGCCAGGCAACAACTCTTTAAGTAGCTGGGCGCGTGAAATAGCCATAGTTATTTACTCCTAAACACCAGTAGTATTGTTAAACTGATGACCCGCGTTCCATTTAACGAGAGCTTCAGTGTAACCGCCAGATGAGTTCTTAGTTTCTTCAACTAACTCTACAATACGTAATGGTAAAGTAGCGGTAGTCGCTGAAGTGTCAGAAATCGCAATTTTAGAATTACCAGTCTTAGTATCACCAGTATTATCTACCATAGCAACGTTAGCACCGATATCAGTCTGCGCTAAATCACCAATCGTTGTACCAGAAGATACAACTGCGGCTTTAAATAAAAGTTCTGTACTATCGGCTACAACAGCTTCGATATCATCGGCAACAGTACCCGCTGGGTAATATTGACGGAATACTTTACCGTAAGTAGGGTCAGTGTAAGAACAACCCAAGAAAACACCTGTAGGTGTCATTGCCGCATCAGCCGCATCACGCTCTACAGTACCACCAGTGACAAGTTTCACGGCGTCCCCATTAAAAATATCAGTGTTATAACCACTTGCGATTTTATAATGACGAGTTACACCCACAAAAGGGCTACCGCTTAATAATTTCACTGGAACAAGTCCATAAGGACCACTAACAGTTGGATAAGCCATTTTAAGCTCCTATTAAGTTCCACTACCGAAAGTAACCTTCGATTTTCTGTCGTTAAACAGAGGCATACGAGGGTCATTTTCTCTCATTAAGTTATTATCTACTGAATCCATTTGCGACTTACTTTGCTGTGCATAGTATTCGTTTCGCTCTTGAATCATTTCGATAGGGGCTTTGCATAACATCAATCCACCGATAACAATGTTATCTTTAAAACGTGAGTGCTCTACAGCAACCAACGTAATTTCTGGATGGTCTGATGCTTTGACGGGTTCCCAGCCTTCGCGTAATTTTGAAGAAACATTAGTGGCGTCAACAGTACCTTGTGTGCTAACACGAATCCAGCGATAGTCATACCCATCCTGCGGAACAGGGCTAGGTAATGTTTCGGGACGTTGCCATGCACGTTTACGGACGTTTTTTTCGCGTGTGTCCAAATCACGTGTTTGTCTTGTTTGAGCCATTATTTCTTCCTCATTTCTTCAGCAACCTTTTTGGCGTATAACTCTAGTGGGACTCCCAACCTATTAGCAATCGCTACTTGAGTCTGTGTTAGCTTTACCTTCTTAGGTGATTTGCTCCGCGATGCGGGTGCTACTACAGATTTCTTTTTCGGTTTCTCATCTTCCAGAGTGTCATTATAATCCTCGAACTGGTCGGGGAATACTTCTCGCATACGAGTGTTTAAGCTCTCGTAGTAAGTATCACTTTGTGGGTCTGTGCCGTTCTTAACGAGCTTTTGGTGATAACCAAGTGCAAAACTTGTCATTTCGTCATCAGAACCAAACCAAGTATTATCTTCTGCCCATTTTAGCGCCTTTTGGTCAGGTTGTACAGTCTGATTTGTCTGTGTGTCCTGTTTCGCCTGTTTAGGGACGACTGGCGTCTTTATATCTTCTTCTTTCTTAGGCTTAAAAGAAGTTAGTTTTTCCAACTTAGATTTAGCGGATATTAACTTATCATTAGCCTCAAGTAGTGCATCGGAGTCCCCAGAATCATAGGCGGTTTTATAAGCGAATTTAGCTCGTGCTAGTTCAGCAGTCGCGGCGCTTTTAGCTTGTTCCACCATTAAATTTTGGTTCTTACCTACAGTGCTCTGTAGTTTCTTGTTCTCTTCCACAAGTGTTTGAGCTAGACGTTCTAACTCTTCACGTTCACGTAATGCCTGTTCTTTAGCACGACGCTCATCATGGTAGCCCTTAGTAAAGTGCGCAATACGTTTTTGTACTTTGTCAGAGTAATTTTCTAACTCTTCTTCAGTAACTTCCTCAGGTGGAGCCGAGGGCTTACGTCCTCTGTCCGCCTTAGGCGTATCGTCAACAACTTCAATATCAAGTTCTTCTTTCTTATTGAAGTCAATAGTTTCCGCGCTGGAACTTTCTACTTCAATCTCATTATCTTGTTCCTCATCAGGGAACTCATACTCTACTTTCTTAAAACCCATTAGGTTTTCTCCTATTGTGCTCTAGCAATACCGCTAGGGTCTTCAACAACTGCTTCGATAGAATCATCGTTCATAAGACGATATTCATCTCCCTCCACAGTGAAACGTGTGCCCGTGTTCATACGGAAGATTACATAATCCCCCATCTTACACCACGGACCATTCGGGAAGCGGTCTTTATCGGAATAAACCTCGCCACCCATACCAATGACCTTACCTACGATAGTTAAGATATGGTCATGTGTAAGCTCTTTAGATGTCTTAATAATCGAACTACCTACGTATGTTTCTTCGACCTTAGGCAATTCAATTAAAAGACGGTATCCAACAGGTTTAGGTAACTTAGCCGCTAACTCACTCTCTACGGGTGCATCGCCTAAGTCTAGTTCTAACTGTTCTGAGATAACATTAGTCATCATCGTTCTCCAAATTACGCTGTAGGTCATCAATTAAATTAAGGATGGCATTTGACCCACGAACAATACCAACCACTTCTCTATATTCCGAATAATCATTCACTGCGCCGCGAGCAAGGTGTTCCTTACTCTCAGCAACATTTTGGACTATCTGGTCTTTCAGCACGTCTAGGACGGTTTTCATAATCTACCTCTTAGGATTTTTATTTATTGGGTTTACTGCTTGCGAAGTAATTTCCTGCATCTTAATGCCTGTCTGTACTCCGTCTTTCTTAGCCTCGAGAGCTAATTCCGCTTGGTCAATCTCAAGTTGTTTCGCTTTAACTTGAGCGTCTGCCATATCTTTCTGAGCCTTACGCTGTAGTTCAGCTTGTCTCAACTGAGCGTCAACCATATCTTTCTGGGCCTTACGCTGTGCATCTGCTTGTTTAATCTGTAACTCAGCTTGTTGCAGTTGCATAACTGGGTCTTGGGCCTGTTGTTGCGCGGCTTGTTGAGCGGCTTGTTGCTGGTGCGCCTGAGTATTCTGTTTCGCGGCATCCGCCAACAACGTAGATAACTCGACTTCAATTTCATCTGGTAACGGCTCGTTAGGAGGTGGTAGCGTCACACCTAACTTCTCTTCAATCTGCTTACGGTATCTAAACGCCGCGTGTTCAGCAATGTGAGCTTGTAATGCCGCCATTATCTGATTAGCTTGTGGGTTCTGTCCGATAGTCTGTGCAATCATAGGGTCCTGCATGAACGCCATATGGGTAGCAATATGCGCTTCGTGGTCCTGATTTAAGAACGCTTTAACAGGTGTACCCGTCAATGCATTCATGTTTTCACTTACTGGGTCCACAGGTATCGCATCTTCACTTAACGGTACAAGTTTATCTGCGTTTTTAATGCCTAATACTTCAATCATCTGACGATGTAACTGAGGTAAGTCGTATATCTGCGGAGCAGACTGAGACATCTGCAACACTGCTTGGTACTGCGTAACTCGTTGCGCCATTGTAGAACTGTTAGGGTCACTAACAGGAATGACATCAACCATCTCATAATCAGCTAATCGCGCACTTACTTCACCACGTGACGGCTGGTATTCATACTCCATTGACGCATTTTCAGCAATAACTTGCTTGAGTAACTTAAACTCTTTCTTCATAGAGAAGTGGACACGGGCTTGTACCGCGGTCATAGGTTTAAGTGCGCGTTCTAGTAGTGCTAGAGTAGTACCTACAGGCGCATTCGCAGACATATCAGAGATATTCATGTCATTAATCGCACCAAGGCGTCTACCTTCGTTAGTAATTCTATCTAATAACGTTAGTAGTGTCTGACTCGGCTCTTTATAAGGCAGAGGCATGATATTATCGCGGATTGAACCACTAGGGACATCCACATCGCGCCATTCACCTGCACCAATCGGACCATCATCACCTTTAATACGTAAACCGCGGGTTTTTAAGCCCCCAGATAGGTTAGATAACGTACCTGCATCAACTAATTGACGGATAAGTGAGGTTCCTGCACGTGCATACCCACCGATAATGTGGATTAGTCCCATACCATAGAAACCAAAGCTAGGAATATAGGTATAATCGACAAAATGCTGGCGTTTTAGGAATAACGGGTCGTTTTCTTCCCAGTTACGACGTACAGATAGAATCTCATTTGAACCATATTCGATAGTAATAACGTAAGGTTTGGCAATATCGTCATCACTATCATCCATATCTATTACTAAATCAGCGTGAATCTCGAATAAAGTATAGCGGTCATCGTCATTTAACGTAAATCCACCTTCTTCTGCCTTCTTCTCTTCGACATCCATATGGAACGCATCAGGTTCACCTACATCTACATCACGATAAAACCCAACAGATTGTAATTTACGTAAGTCATTTTTAGTCTTACGCATAATATGAGTGACACGTTCTGCATTATCTATATTACTCGCACCGTATGGTACAACCACTTCCTCGGCTGGGATAAATACAGCAGTCTGACGACCTAAAGTAGGGTCAAAATATACCTTCTTAAATCCAGAACCCGCTAGACCTAAGTTAAATAACAGGCGTTCATGTTCAGGGCGATACTCGACCATATTATCAGTCAGCTCGTAGTTCATGTCAGACTTAACACGCTCCGCCGCTTCTAACTTCTCTTTAGTCTCTTTACCTAATATCTTGGCACGTACTGGGCCTGCGGCTGGAAATACTTCCGCCATTGTGTCAGCTTGGAAACGTATCGCGCTTTCTAGTAATACAGTAGAGTTAACCCCACACGCACCTTCCCAAGGTTCGCTACGGTCCTCATACTTTATACCTAAAATTCTAAGCCCTTCGACGTAAGTCTCTACCCAGTCTTTACGACTGTCCATATCTGACTGAACAAGTGCAGGTAAGTCATCAGCAAGTTCGCGTAACTCTTCCTCCTCCATATATTCAGCTAGGTTAGCATCAAATTCTAGTGGGGCTTCTAGCATATCTCCCATCATGTCACCTGATACTAGGGATACTTCTACTGACCCATCATCTAAAGTCACCATCTCAGGATTAACGATTTCAATTTCTAAACCCTGTTCAACACTATCTAAACCTTCAGCAAGTTCATCGATACCTTGTGGGGCTTGGTTCGTACCTTTTTCAATAGCCATAATTTACCTCAATAATAGCCACGACGACGGTGACTTCTAAATAATTGTTCTGGTTCAGCTTCATCTGTAGGTAGTCTTATAAAACCACCTTGCCTAAACCGCATCATTGCCATCACCGTTGAATCCACCAAATCATCGTTACTCATAAACGGAAATCCCGCTACTTCCTCGACTACTTCTTCAGCCCAACGTGTTTCAGGCACCCACACCAGTCCTGACGCAAATATGTCAGCAACTGAGTTGAGTCTGGCCATTTTATCACCAGAACCCCTATGAGGGGTATACTCTTGTACAGGAATCCCCATTCTTCTCATTTCTTGATATATCGCAACACCCGCAGATTTCTTCTCCACGATGAACGAATCAGGCTCCCAGTCCTCATATTCCTCGAGACACAGCGCCTTTAACTCAGGAAACTCCAACCGTTTCTTTATACTATTCAACAAAATTATGTGGTGCGCGTTAGCCTCTTCATTATAAAAGACTCCCCACGTCGTCATGGCGGTATAATCGGCACGGTTATGTCTTTCTGCCGCGGCATCCAGTGACATGATGAGAAACTCACACGGGGGCGGTTCTTCTTTCTTCCATATCTGCCACCACTCCCGCTTGACGACTGACGCCTCTTCTGCGGTCGGTTTCTGCTGGTACTGCGCATTCCACTGGAACGTCGGCATCGACGCTTTAGTTCTCAGCAGGGCTTCCAAATCGAAGAAATCACTCCACAGCGGTTTCTCGTACTTCTGTCCATCTTTCTCTAACTCGAGGATGGCAGGAAACTCTACTACATTAAACTGGTCAGCCCGCTTCTCTTTCGCCATGTCACGAGTCACACGCCCTGTTAAGTCATCTTGGTGCCAACGGGTCTGGATAATCGCAACCTTACCATTAGGCATCAGACGAGTACGTGCACCATAGGTATACCACTCGTAGGCCTTGTCAAACACATCGAAGTTACCATTAATGACGTCTTGTTCTGAATGTGGGTCATCAATAAGAAGCAAATCAGCACCACGCCCCGCTAGGGATGAACCTACACCACAGTTGTGTGTGAGAACACCGTCCGCAAAATACTGGTTGTTGTCAGCTACACGGTAGTTAATAAATTCTCTAGTGTCGTGCTCTACTGTACTTATTGAGCTTACTCTGCGTACTCCCAGCAGTAACCCTTGTACGACTTGCGCTGTTTCTGCAACACTCTCCAAAGCGCGTTGCCAGCGGCCTTCGGGTTTTCTGGGTTTATGTGTTTTGCCGCCTCGCTTGTTGAACCAAACACCCGCTCTACGGAGCCATCCGAGTTTAACATCTTCACTGGAGTCTTCGCGTTGTTCAACTTCGTCTTCCCTACCGTCAGCGCGGTTTCTAACGTCACCCCCGTTCTCAACCTCCAAGCTATCCCTTCTGGACTCAACCCAAGCTCCTCTGCCCACGCAGATAACGGTTGCGTCTTCCCGTTGTGGGTTAACAGCCTGTTTGTGCGTTTGTTGCGATTCTGCTCCATAGGCGTTGCCCATCGGCAGTTGTCTGGAGAATATGGCCCGTTGTTGTCCCTTCTGTCCAGCGTGTGAACTGTAGACGGCGGGTGTCCCATATCTGCCTCGAAGTTGTGGTAGTTCTGCCAACGTTCGCAAACATAAATCCCACGCGCCCCGTAGTTTTTGTATTGGTGGTGCGACGGTTTCTCGCAACGGTTCCGCATGTTTTGCCAACGTCTGTACAGTGGGGTGTTCCAAAGTGCCATGATATACTCCTGATAGTTTAACCAACAGTATATCAAAAATACTCTCCACCAACAAGGTATCCGAAGTATTCACCTCTTCCGCTTTAACCCAACCCCTCGTCGTGGCTATGGGGTGGTTCGGTGTACATCGCAGTGCCTCATTTATAGTGACCGTTTGTGTGTGCTTAGTATGGTACACCGCGAGCACTTCTCTAAACCCTTGTGCTGTTAGTACTCTGCCTCCAACCTTTATGGCGTCTGCGCGTTGCCTGCCTTGTGGGGTAGGTACTAAACTGTCTGGCTGGATGCAGGCGTAATATTGACCGCCTACACCTGTATTCCAACGTCCAGCAGACTTACTATCTTTAGCAAGAGTAACAGTAGGGAATACTTCTTTATAGGTATCAGTATCAATCAGGTTACGCACCTTACGTCCAAAATCCACCGCGAGGTCTGTGGTATGAGATACCATCATTACCTTCTTATCAGGGTTTCTACCTAAAAACCACGCTGGGAACATAATTGATACTAACTGCGAGTTGTGTGTCGGTATTAATGAGCGCCCTACTAGGTATAGCCCGTCATCACTATCTATTTCTATGCAATGCCCCTGTTCTCCTTGAGGGTCATACACCACTGACGCAATTGCTATTTTCCGTCTCGGGGCGAGGTGCGATATCTGTTTTCTTAGTACCTTAGTCGGTATATCTATACTAGGTTGAAACCCTATGTAATAGACCACCTGCCTACCCTGTATCCCACTAGACGATAGTGTAGGTAACTGCTCGTGCACGTAGGGGTACTGTCCTAACCCAGTAAGTAACTCTACAATGTCATCCTTTAACTGCTCCGTACATGTCGCAATTCTTACTCTACCTGTAGAGCGCTCTACGTGCCCATCAGTATCGATAAGTCCTGCAAGTAAGTCTAGGCGCGAGTCGATATCTGCCTGTAAATACTGTGCAGGTATATGTTTATTGTTAATTATATTTAACTGGCGCAGTGTTTGTTTTATACCCTGCTTACAAAACCCCGCTGTTTTAACGCCTGTAATACTGTGGGTCGTTTCCCACGTGACTTTAAACCCTCTACTTATTAACTCTTCTAGGGGTTGGGGGTCTTTCGGGTGATATACAAAATCAGGACTGCTTGACCTACCATCACCTAACCATACCCCTAAGAAGTACGGGTCTAAAGGCAGTAATTTATAAGTCCCCTCTATAGGCATCACTGTTGGTAGTTGGTATTGGTATCGCCCCCCACGTTTGCCTAACTGTCCTGAAGTCAGTGTTCTAGGCTGGCCTGCGTTAGGACCTGATTTAACAGGTGCAATGAAATCTTTAGTCTCCATAGTTACCCATGCTTTACGAGGGCGAGAGTACACCGTCCATTCGTGGTTAGCGTGGCACCGTATGGTCTGCCCTTCTGAGGTAGTCACTATATAATCAGAAGGGGTTTTATCTGATACTGCTAAAATAGGCACCGCTTTACCTGACGGGTGATATACATAATCACCTACCGATAACTCCCCGTGGGTTACCCACCCTTCTGGCGTTAGTATAGGAGTGTCATCCGCTATTTGTTTCCCGTGGCGCGGCGGGATATTGACGCAGATACGGTCTTCTTTACCTGACTCTATCTTCATCAACATATTAGCGAGTATTCTGTGATGCTTACCTACTTTATAGTCAGGTTGCATGTGTTTACAGAACTCAATTAAATCATCGTACAGGGACTGGGCATGTTTTCTACGTGCCAATTCCTCTACTAATTTGTTTATCTCCTCGATTTCCTCAGGCGTATACTGGTCTAAGTTATCCAGCATCACTTGCAAGTCATCTTCAGAGAACATATCGCTCATTATATAATCTCGTCAACGTCTATATCAGAAATCGATTTCTCAGGCTCTGGCGCTTGATAGTTATTATCTGCATCATGGTCAATCATGATATGTGCAGAGGTATCTACTGGCGGTGCAGGATTAATTAGCTTCTCCAACTTCTGTTTAAGTTGTTGCTTTAAATCATCCGAGGACTGGTGGGTAACAGTGATTTCACTTTTCTCACTGAATAACCCTACGTCAGACACCTTACCTAGCAGTTCAAGAGCCTTTAGGCGGATACGAGGGTCAGCATTCTCTGTCTCTAGCAACAGTTTATTAGTTACTAAGTGCCGAATTTGCTGGGAGGATTTTACGACGGACCGCCCGAACTCGCTCAGGATTTCACCTGTTAATATAAGGGATTGGGGCGTTAATTGGGGAGTACGTGCATTTGATACGGCTTTTGAGGCCTTTTCAGGATTAGCGGCATAAGATGTAACTAATGCATTAGCAATGTTCTTATCTTCTGAATCAGGGTCGTCAAACTCTAATCCTGCATCCTGTAGTTGTTTGGCAGTACCACAAATAGCTTCCGCACGTTCGCGCAAGTCCATGTAAGGTTCATTAGTATCCAGAGGGATACCTACTTCAGGTTCTATTTCTATTGACATATTTTCCGCAAGTCCAATGACTGAATGTTCGATAATACGAATCATAACCGAATATACACAAAAAATTTTAAATATGCAAGGAGGTTGGGTCCCTTTGACGGGGGGTGTTCCTATATAGAGGGGGGT